CCCGTAAGAAGCACAGAAAGCGTAAGTTTCTAACTATGCTTAGAGTCCCCTATCGTGGGGAGTACAGTAAGCTGTCAGGGCTTAAAGCCAGTGTCTACATTCCTGCTAAGAGTTCAAAGCAGGATATCTTCTATTATTCTGTGAGGTGTCCGTTTAACGGTTGTGGTATTGTTGTTGATGTGAACAAGAAGTGTGCGGACAGGGGTTCCAAGGAAAGGGCTAAAGAGATTTCAAGTTACAAGTATCTTTGTCCTGACAATCATTTGTGGTATCTTGTAGAGGAAAACGGGCAACCAAGTTACTGGAGGTAGTATGCCGAAAGTAGGTAAAAAACATTTTTCTTATTCCAAGAAAGGTAAAGCTGCTGCTAAAAGCTATGCCAAGAAAACTGGTAAGAAGATGACAAAGAAGAAGAAATAATGCCAGCAAGTAAAGCGGAGATACCCGGTCACAGGGGAAGAAACCCTGAAGACGTTAAGGCAAGGCAGGTAGCTTTCCTAGAGGCGTATGACGAGTACGGTACCGTTAAGCACGCCTGTATGAAGGTTAAGATTGACAGGACTACCGTTAACAGGTGGAGAAGAAGTAACCTGTACGGGTTTGATGACTTGTTTGGTAATGCAAAGGAAGACTTTGCGGAAGAGATAGAGAAGACAGTTTTCCAGAGGGCGATGGAAAAAGACTGTCCACCAGTAATCCAGATATTTGTCCTTAACGGATTGAAACCAGAGAAGTACAGGCAGCAATCCCATATCACTGACGAAACAGCGAAGGATGTCATGCTGGAACTCAAGAGTAAATTCAAGGGGATAAAGTTTGAAAATACCCCCACTGATGAAGAGTTAAGTGTTCACAGACAGGCAGAGAATATACTCAAGGGTAAAAAAAATGATGACTGATGGGGAACTACCGTTATTGATAGGTGGTTCTCAGGAAGAGATAAAGAGATTTGAGTCTGCGATTATAGGTCAGTCGGATGCCGATTTAAGGGTTGTCTACTCAGCAGAAAAGATAATTGATATTCTTTCTGAGGATATGACCAGAGAAGAAGCCGAAGAGTTTTACGAATTCAATATACTGGGAGCATATATGGGCGAGATGACCCCTATATACGTATCTGAACATGACTCAATCTACGACTTCACCCTCCCAGATTAATGAAGTAACTGATTTTATCTATGATAAGGTAGGTTTTAGCCCTACTGAACTTCAAGCCCCCATTTTAAGTTCCCGTAAACGGTTTGTTCTTGTGGCTGGTGGCGAGCAGGCTGGTAAGTCTATGGTCGCTTCCAAGTATTTACTGGGAAGGTTTCTGGAAACAGATGGTCAGGGACTGTTCTGGCTGGTAGCTGCAGACTACGAGAGGACTAGGGCAGAGTTTGAGTATCTTGTTGAGGACTTTGCTTCACTTGGATTACTCAAGGAATCCTCTAAAAGAGTGGACCCCGGCAGGATTATCTTAGCTGACGGTACTAGGATAGAGACTAAATCAGCTAAAGACCCAAGGACTCTGGCTATGAGGGCACCTAACGGCATCATAGGATGCGAGGCAAGCCAGTTAGACTTGGAAACTTTCCACAGATTACGTGGCAGGTGTGCCCCTAAACGTGGATGGATGTTCCTCAGTGGTACATTTGAAGGTTCTTTAGGCTGGTATCCACAGATGTTTCAGGCATGGCAGCACTCCTCTAACAAGGAAGAGAAGTCTTTTTCACTTCCAAGCTATTCCAACCAGTACCTGTATCCCGGTGGTAGGCAGGACCCGGAGATTCTGGCACTGGAAAGGGCCTCATCAGATGATTTCTTCATGGAAAGAATCGAGGGAATACCATCACCACCTCAGGGAATGGTGTTTACAGAGATAAGACCCGATATACACGTACAGGAAGTTAAGTACGAACCCGGAATACCAGTGCATATATGGATTGACCCCGGCTACGCAGAGGCTTATGCCTGTGAAATAGTACAGGTAGTCAATGACCAAGTACGTGTGATAGACGAAATATACGAAAGGAACCTTGTAACAGAGGAGATAATCGAGATAGCACAGTCACGGGAGTGGTGGAGGGATGCACAGTTCGGTGTGATTGACGTTGCAGGTTATCAACATCAGGCAATGGCAGCCCCTGCTGAAGTGTGGATGGAGCAAACTGGAATCTACTTTGATTCACAGAAAGTAAGGATAAATGAGGGGACTGAGCGTTTAAAAGCCTTCTTAAAAACCGACCCGGTTGACCAGAGAGAGCCAAGAATTGTATTTAACCCCCGATGTAAGGGTATACTATCAGAGTTCGGGGTACAGCCAAATCCGTTTGATGGACAGACCAGAGCCTATCGCTGGAAGATGGATAGAGATGGTAATATTGTGGGGCAAAATCCCGAAGACAGATACAATCACGGTGTAAAAGCAGTGATTTATGGATTGATAAATCGCTACGGATACGGTTATATAACTGAAAATAGCACAATAAGGGTGAAACGCTGGTAAATGGCTAACTATACCCCAGAAGAAATATCCGCTTTAGTAGACAGTCACTATGATTTGACGGAACCGATGCGTACACGCATGGATGATGACCACAAACTCTACCGATTAGAGGAGTTTGACGCTGGTGAAGGTTATCAGTCCTACACATCTAACGAACCTCAAGTGTATGCTGACAAGCTGATATCGTGGATGACAACAGCTGAGATGGTTGTAAGGATTCCCTACGGTAATTCCGAAAGAGAACAGCGTGAGAACAACGATGCCAAGGAAAAATTTCTAATTGGTATTATAAAATCTGCAGACGATAGGTTAACAACACGGTTTCAACCCAGTATACGACAACAAATGTCATGGTACGCCTGTATACGTGGCTGGTATGCAGCCAGAGCATTACTTGTTAAGGATAAAGAAGGCGATACATATGTTGACATCCAGCCATGGGACCCGATGCACACGTACTGGGGGGAAGGGAAAAACGGTTTAGCATGGGCTTGCTATAAAACTAAGAAAACCCCTTCAGAAATAAAGGCGTTATACGATGTCAATATATCTGGAGAGGGAAGTGACCCGAATGATGATGATGCTATTGATGTATACGACTTCTATGATTCCGAAGATAATATCGTATGCACTGATGAGCAGGTACTCAAGAAAAGAACTGCACATGGTTCCGATAAGGTACCAGTAGTTATAGGACCTGTTGGCTCTACCCCTATGATTCAGGCAATTACCGATACTGGTAATATGGATACGATGGAAGATTACGGTGAATCTTGCTATAAATCATCCCGTGACCTGTATGAGAAGCATAATTTCATGATGAGTGTAATGCTTGAACTCACAGCACGCTCAAGAAGGCAGGGATTAAAAGTTAAGTCCCGTGACGGTACCAAGACACTGGAAGAAGACCCGTACAAGGAAGGTTCAGAGATAGCACTTGGACAGGGAGAGGACGTAGAACCTCTTGGTTTGCTGGAGATGGCTAGGGAATCAGGGGCTTTTATGGGTCTTGTTGCTGGAGAGATGCAGAGAGGTGGACTACCTCACTCTATTTATGGGCAGCTGGAGTTTCAGTTATCAGGATTCGCTATCAATACCCTGAGACAGGGTGTGGAAACTGTTTTGGCTCCACGGTTATCAGCACTGGAACGTGCCTACAGACTTATATTCCACCTAATATGTGACCAGTATATTACTGGCTCATTTAAATCTATTGAGGTTAGCGGTCAGGATGTTAACAGGATGTATTTCTCAGAAGAGATATCTCCTGATATGATAAAAAATGCCGGGGATGTTGAGGTAAAACTTGTAGGCCAGCTACCTGAAGATGATATGTCCAGAATGAGTATGGCACAGATAGCAAGAGAAGGACCTCAACCATTACTTCCTGATATATACATACGGGATAACATACTGGGTCTTCAGTCTGCCGACCAGATGGAAGATGCTATTAATGCACAAATGGCTGAACGAATGTTACCTGAAGCTAATTTGTGGACAATGTTACAGTCCGCTATTCGTCAGGGTAGGCAGGACTTAGCTATGTTCTATCAGGGAGAATTACAACGATTATTTATGATGAAAACAATGGAGCAGTCACAAATGATGGCAGCACAGGGTGGTGGTGTTCCATCTCCGGGTGGACCTCCAATGGGTGGACCTCCAATGGGTGGCCCTCCAATGGGGCAGGGTGGACCTCCGGGTTTACCTCCTCAGGTTATGCCTAACGCAGGACTTGGGATACCACCTCCGATGCCTACGGCACCAGCTGGTCCATCTGTTCCAGCTGGCACACCAAGGCCGGGGGCACAGGGAACATCAACAAGGCTGGCTAATTTAGGTCTAATACCACCAGCAGCAGGAGGATAAAGATATGGCAACACCTTGGGACTATGACTATAACTTTGACCCTATGGGCATACCATCACTTTTTGCAGGTGCCCCTCAATTAGCAAATCTACCTCCACCAGTAGCAGCCAATGCTGCTGTATCTGGTATGCAGGAAGTCAGTAATGCTAACGGTAATGGTGGGAATAATGTGTTTAACCAATTTATTCCAACTCCAACATCTCAACAAAAAACACCTTTTGTTGGGGCTGAACCAAGTCAATTAAATTACTTTTTAACAGGTGACGCTTTTAAATCCCCCGGTGAATATTATGGGGATATAGGGTCAAATATTTTGCAGGGAATTTCAGGGGCAGGGAATGTACTTGGTAACTTAATGAATCCTGCAGCCAGTACAGCTGTACCAGAAATAGTTGCTGATACTATGGCTAATATAATATATCAGCCTTCAACAGGTCCTAATGATACAAGTTCTATTTTTGGGATACCAACAGAAAGTCTTGATGCTAAGAAACGGGATGAAGGAATAAAGGCTGCTGAGAATATACAGGCATATATAACAGCCGGGGGGGATTGGGATGTGTTAGATAATATCCCTGAAGACGAGAAGATAGAAGATGATTTGGATACTCTTAAAAACACCTATAATCAACTTAATATAAATAATCCTGATGCTTATGGTATTAATGATAATTTAAATCAAACAGTTTTTGAGAATATAGAAACTGAGATAACTAAAAATAATTCTTTAATTGAGGCAAAGAAGAATCTTGTAGAAAGCATTACTGGTAGTCAAGTAGCGAAAGAAAATAACATGACTGAGGCAGAAATTAATGCAGTAGCCAATAAAAATGTTACATGGGACCCTATTTCTAATAATGTAGCAGTCGATAACAGTACGACTGCTATTGCTAATACACTAAATGAAACTAGGGAAACACTTTCTCCTCAATTAAATACTGATATTCCAAGTTATGACCCTTACGCCGATATACCAACAACAGGGTTTGGAGTTCCATCAGGACCACAACCTGCTGCTGTATCGACTCCAATACCTACAGTAAATGACCCGATGTCTGATATACCAACGACAGGATTTGGTGTACCTGTAGGACCCCAGCCTGCTGCGTTAACAGGAAATGTACAATCTACTACACCACTTACAAACTTTCAGGGTCCTAGTGGTGGTATAAGTGGTCAGGGTACATTTTATGATGAACCTATACATGGGCCGGGAAGTACAATTAAAACTACACTAGGACCTGAGTCTCTAGTTGGTAAACAGTCTGCTATTACTGGTGTCCCAGTAAGTGAATCTGATGTAGTAGCACCTATTATGCCACCTATTGCATCGAATATACTTAATGAAGGGATTACCCCAAATACTGTAATGGGTAATAATGTTCCCCCAACAGCAGTACCCCCTACAACAGCAGTACCCCCTACAACAGCGGTACCCCCAACCACTACACCTACTGCACCGATAGGTACAGGTGGTGGTGGTGGTGGGATAATGCAGTCTTTGTGGGAACAAAATTTAAATCCTTATGAGGCATATCAGAGATACAGGATGGGACAGATGCCCGGAGCGTCACTTGGGGAAATGGCAAGAACTGGTGGGCAACCATATTCTTTTGGATTTAACCCTGCATATGGAAGATTTTTACTTGGACAAACTGGAGCAGCATATGACCCATCGGTAGCCCCTATGGGAGAAGGTGGAGCATTTAGTTCTTATTTAACTGGTGGGCAAAGAAGGCCACTTGAAGATATACGAGCATCATATTCAGGACTGTCTAATTACCTTGGTTCTCTTGCCAGCGGTGCTGATATGACAGGTATTAGTCCACGTTATGCTTCTGTGTTCGGTCTTGACCCGGATAGACAGGATATACTATCTGCAACTCAGGCAGCGTTAGGCATGGGTCCGGGTATGGGTAGAAGGATGCAACAGAATCTTGGAAGTATATATGACATAATGCAAACACAGTTTGGCCCTCAGGGGGCATCTAAGTTTGCAAATTGGGCAAGCAGTGCATTTAACCCTGCTAATCCTATGGCAGGTACGGCAGTGGTACCAGTAGATGAATACCAATCAGGTTGGGTACCCGGAGGAGCAGATTAATATGGCTTTAAATTCTTTTGATGACTTCCATAGGTCTATGCTTGAGCAAGACCCACAGATGGCTTACATGGGTCAGCTTGCTGGTACTCAATTCGGAGGTACCCAGCCTATGCAACAAAGGGCACAGGATTATTTCACCAATCAGTATTCTAATGTTTACAATCAATATCTTGGTAGAAGAGGTCAGGAACTGGCACAAAAGAAAGACCCTTCAGAATGGACTAGTTTTACTGATTATCTACAAGAGGTACCATTTACACAGAGGTATACAAATCTAACTCCTCTACAACGTGGTGTTTCTAACAGGAAATTCTCTCCAAGCACTAGGTTCTTATTCTTCTAATGCCACATGCATGGTGGCATCAATGGGGGCAACCACAAGACCTTGTATCTCAAAAAGAGATGCAGCGTCAGGAGTTGGAAAGAATTGCCCAACAACGGATTAATGAAGCAGAGCAAAATCGTATAGCACGTGAGTCTCAACAGACTTCACAGAATCCATCTATCTGGAATCAGTTTACTCAATCTGACCCTGTTCAGTTTTTACTGGAGGGCAGAGGTCCTGAATCAAGAATCTTTCCGGGTTTAAAGAATGAATTCACAAGTTTTCTTGAAAGTCCTGTTGTTCAAATACCTATGCAGGGAATGGAAGCCATTTCAGAAAAAGCATTAAGACCAGCTGTAGGAGAGGTATTTAGGCAGCCTATTGTTTCAGCAATAACTCCTACGTGGAAAGATGATAAAGATGACCCACAGCCTTGGTATAAACAGTTTGAATGGCATACAGATGATATACCAAAGACCCCATCAGATATTTTTAAATCTGCCCAAAGAATGATGCCTATCGCAGGGGGAATTCCTGCCGGGGTAATAGCTGCCCCATTTGAGGAGTTTCTTGATAAAGAAATTATTGAACGACCTAACACAATACGTGAACAACGTATTACACAGGAAACTGCCAGAAGAGAACGTGAAACAGGTGTTCCTGTTACACAGAGAGAAAGACGGGAAATAAGCCAAGATATGTATAAGTTACCTCCCGGTGTTCTGGGAACAGCAGAGGAACTACCTTGGTTTTTTGTTCCTCCTGCAAAAGCTGCACGGTCTGGTATACAGGCATTACGAACAGGGCAGGCAATGACTCAGACAGGTAGACTTGGTAAGGCTGCTCCTGTTGCACGTGGTGCCCTTAAAGCAGCGGAAGAAGTGTTAAGTCCTGTTCAGGCTGTAGAAGAAGGATTTAATAAGGCGTTACAGTTAACTGGTAAAGGTCTGTATCAACCTGTTAGATGGGGGATAACTCCTATTAACAGGGCACTGGCAGAAAAACGAACACGGGTAATAGCTGACCAAGTAAATGAAATGCTAAATACCGAGACTCGTATTGACCCTGCAACAGGAAAACAAACAGGGCCTTATACTCCCCAAGAGGGATTAGATGCCTTAAATCAAATGGTAAGTAACAGGCTTGGTATTGATGACCCGTTATACGAAATAGTAAATGGTCAAATAGTTCGTAACTCAACACCTATGCCACGTAATGTAAATATGATGTATCAGCCTAATGCTGAATCAGAGAAAGTATTTAACGAACTGTTTCCTAAGTTAACTGATAATGAAATAACGGCACGTTCACGAGAACCAAGACCCCCATCAGAACAGAGATATAACACTCAAACAGGAGAGAGGTTACCAACTGTTCCTGAAGAACAGGTTATACCTACAACAGCAGCTGTCCCTGAAATACCTACTGGGCAAATTCTTTATCGGGGAACTAAAGATGGTGTAGGACAAATGGAACAGGGTCTTATAGATACTGATGCGTTACCATTTGGTGAAGGAGTATTACATGTTACACCAGACGAAAGAATTGCAAGGACTTTTGGAGACAGTGTAGAAGCATACAGAGTTAATCCTCGTCCTGATGAGATATGGGATATGGATGCCCCTGTTTCTTCAATGCCAAATAAACGTGCTGTATATAGCTTAGTTGCTGAAACTGGTGCTATACCTACAGGTATGGACCCTAATCGTACTCCTCTTCTTCAAGACTGGTCCGATGAAGCATTTGATGAAGCATTTGATTCTCTTGGAGAACTGTACTATCGGCATGTACAAGGTGAATTTGGTTCTTATGCAGACACTAACGATATCTTACGTAGACATGGAGTAAAACTTATTAAGTCTACCGACCCTATCGAAGAGGTTGGAGTCCTTGATGATTCTATTTTAAAAAGATTAGATGAACCATCCCCTGCAGCAGCAGAAACTAGGTCACGTGAACTTACTTACGGTGAAGGTGATTCATGGGTACCTAATCCTCAGGAGTCTAGCCCTGCAGCTACAGAAGCACGAAGACAGGCTACTGATATTGGGCAAACCCATGAAGCAATAGAAGATGTGGCACGTAGTGGAGTAGTGTCTAAGAACATTGAGAATGTTTTAGATGCAGAACAGGTATCACTTGAGACTAAGAATCTATCTCCCGGTGCTGCTGATTTCTATGTTAAGTTGATGTTTAGTGTACACGACAGTTCCTTTGCATTACGTGTATTACAGGATAATTACTTTCGTTCTATTAATCCTGAAGCAACCTTTAGACCCGGTAGTCACAGGGATGTTGTTGCAGGAATAATACTGTCTGGTGGTGCCCCGTTACGTGGTATGACGTTCTATCAGAACTTTATAAGAAATACGATAGAGCCGTTACTTGGACGTACAGATGCTGAAAAAGCTGCTGGAACAACCAGTGAAGTACAGATATACCATATAGAAAGATATCTTCAGTCTAAACACTGGCTTGATATAGAGAACACCATTGGTAGAAAAAATATGCCTAAGGTGTTCGACCCAAGACCAAAACTTGATGCTGATGGAAACCCTACAAAAGAACTTATAGGAAACGTTTCTTCTGATAACTATAAATCGTGGATTGATGATATTGAGAAAGAGTTAACTGCAGAACAGTTTGCACGTGTTGTAAAGGGTGCAGAAGAAACCCGTTCAGTATATGCACATATGCGTGAGGAGTTGTTTAACGAAGGCATTATAAGTAGAGAACAATATGATGCTATGAGGGAAGCCTACCCTTGGTATAACCCGATTGCTTATGTTGAGTATAACGATGCTAATCAAGTAGCTAAAAGCATGAGTATAGTTAATACAGGAATATATGGTTATTCTGATAACCCTGACATTATGAACGCCTTACCGCCTCTTGGCGAAACCATGCTAAGAAGAATGGTGTCTCACCAGTTACGTATACATAGAAATCGTGTTAACAAAGCCTTTGTTGAAATGGGTAATCAGTCCAAGATAGGACTGAAAGATGTTACTGAAGAACTTACGAAACCTATAAATTTTCGTAAATACATAGATAAAGATGGAGTACAGCGAGAGGCTCCTGTATTTGCAGATGCCAGTAAGTTATATAGTGATACAGATGCAACCGGGTATATTTCATTCTACGAAGACGGGGTTAGAAAAATATACGGACAACAAAGAAAAGTAGGGGCTAAGTTAGAGACAGGATTTGTAGATAAGGTATGGTGGGATGCACTTAATGGAAGGGCAGGATTAGGTGTTCGTGGTGGGATGGAAGTTGAAGATATATTTGCTCTTACAAATAGTTTTTTTAAAAGCACTTACACTACATTTGACCCGTTATTTATGATTGGCAACGGTCTTATTGACCAGCTGGTTGTTGGATTAAAATACAGGATACTTCCTACAGCAGTCTGGTGGAGACTTGCGTCCAGTATATATAGAAATATGCCTAAGATAAGAAATAGGGAAGGCACACAACTTCTTGATATCAATGCGTTTTTAAGTGGGGATATTAAAGGTGGTTTTGTATTAGGTAGTGAAGATAGATTCAGAGAATTAATGCAATTAACTGGTGGTTATCAAAATGCTGTATACGACACTAGACTTGTTTCACGACAGATAGAAAGAGAAATAAGAAATGCAGGTCATGTTAATACAGCAGAACTTATAGAACCTTCACAAAAAAATAAGCTAAGAGACAGTCTTGCTGATGGTGCAAGAAAATACTTTCCTGTACCGACAGTTGGTGAGTATGTAGAACAGGCACCAAGGCTTCTTGTTGGAGAAAAGACACTAAAAAGACTCATAGGTAAGACAGAATACAAACGACTTATGAAGTTATCACGTGAGGATTGGGAGGAGGAACTTTACCGTAACTGGAAACGTAATGGTAAAGATACAGGTAAGGGGTTACTTGATAGTGCTGAAGCTAGACAAGCATCCATTAATGCTCTTGAATCCACTATTAACTTCTTCCGTGGTGGTGACAGGATAAGACGATGGAACAACTACGTCATGTTCCTAAATGCTGCATTTGAAGGGGCTAAAGTACCGTTCAGAATGTTGGGGGTGGACTTACATCCAAATATTAAACCTGTAGATGATGCTGTTGCAGGTGGACAAATATTTGAGTTTGGTGAGTGGTATGGTCTGAATGGTAAAAGAAGGGGTATGACAGGAAAGTACGATGAGCCTTTAGGTGCAATTATGGGTAAGCAGATTGACCCAAGGATTGCTGCAGCTTCTACGGTAGCAGCAGCTATGGGTGCATATGGAGGGCTTCAATATGGATATAATTTTCAACATGAAGAATACTGGGATATACCTACATACATACGATATAACAGTCTTGTAATTATGCAGCCATCTGAACGGGATGAAGATGGTAATAAAATAATTGACCCGGTAACAGGAAGACCAGTTCCTAACTACATAACTGTTCCACATAGAGTAAGGGAGTTGGCCTTATTCTTTGGAACGCTTACTTATATAATGGAAAATGCTTTTAGGGAAGAGCCAACTGATTGGACCTTATATGCTAAAAGTATATGGAAAAGTTCTTCTCCTATTAACAGTGCCCCGATTCCAGAGGCAGTAAATCTTGTAGCAGAAGAAATGATAGGATGGGATTTCTTTAGAAAGGAACCTATCGTTAATGATGATTATTCCCATTTGCCACCAGAAGAACAGTATAACCAGTACACATCTGAGGCTGCACGTATTATAGCCAACAGACTTGGTGATTCTAATTGGGCACCTGAACTTACTAAATCACCACAAAGATTAGAGCATCTTTATGAGAATCTAACAGGTGGTATTGGTAAGCGTGTATTAGATGGAACAGACAATACCATATTGCTTCTGGAAGATTTACGTAAGAATGAAGAAAGACCTATGCAGGCAAAGGCACGTGACTACAGAAAGATGTCACGCACTCAGAGAAGGGAATTTATTGCTTCTTTAACTGCAGAAGAAAAACTACAGTTCGATAAAGAAATACGTAAACCTGTTTTAGACTTAGAAGGTAATCTGGTTTCAAAAATACTTGGTGCTGCGTTTGCCTCTACTGGTGTTGAACAAAGATTTGGTCCAGACAGGGCTGGTGGGTTACGTGAAATATCTATTCGTAGGGCAGAGGAAGCTGTACCTGAAGTTACCAATGAGCAATCTAGGGCTGCTGGAAGTAAGTTACGGTTTGTCAGACAAGATATACAGAACCTACAAAACGACAATGATACCAAGCTGAATATGTGGTCAAGGGGAACTGGAAGAGGTATTAGCCCTACTGAATGGAGAGAGGAACGAAAGACTAAGTGGAAAATAGTAGAGGGTGCCCAGCTTTTTGCAGGTTATGTTTTCCCTGATGCTGTGCAATCTAAAGATAAGGATACCAAGCAACAGTGGTATGACGCAGTTTACAACGCAGCAGGTGATATGCCTGATATGCGTAGTACCACGGATATGTTAATTGCCGGGTACTACAATATAACGTCACCTGAAGATGACCCTGCACGTACTTGGAGTGATTTCTTTAACGAAAGAAATGAATATGTAAATTCGATACAACAGAAATCTAATGCTGAAGGTAAGCCTGAAATATTTTCTGACTTTGTAAGTTCCTTGGAAAAGGATATGACTGATACAGAGAAGAGGTATAACGAAGCCAGTAAATTACTTTCTGATTACTGGGACATAGGTAGTACCATAGACCATTTGTTACCTAACGCTTCTCAACAGTGGCCTCAAATGGCAGAACTATGGCAAAACTACCTACTTGCTGATTACGGAACACAAAGGGTAATGCGTAGTGAGAATAAGGTATTACAAGATTTGTCTGAACGTAGAACATTGATAAGAAAGAATATGCTTATGGATGAGTACAGAAGAACAGGAATGGGAACAATGGATGCTGCTTTAATGTACTGGTATGGGGATTTCCATAGACCTGTAACCCCTGATGGTAAACAGGTTTATAATGATTTTTATGCTAAACGTGGGGCACAGTATTCCACTGTACCCTAATAGTAAGGTATACTAAGGTTTATTTTTAAGGTCGAGGTAATTTATGGTTAATCAGGCAGAGCAACCAGATGCAGTACAGGCTCCGTTACCTGAAACAGGTAACACAACAACAGATATAACTTCAGATTTTGAAGGGGTTAATACCTTTGAAGATGTAGATACATCATCTCAAGATGTTGATACCTCTGGTACTTCTGATACCCCTGAAGCTACAGAAGAATCTAATACAGAACAACCTGTTGCTGATACTCAACCTGTTACTGGTACAACTGAAACCACACCAACACCTGCACCTGTACCGCAACCTGAAGTATCACCTAATGATACCCCTGTTCCCAATGAAAATTTACAAAACCGAATTAATAAATTAGAAGAACAGGCTACTAATTATCAGAATATGGTTTATCAAAACCAGTTACAGGGTGATA